TGAATAATTGCAAATTATATATAAATTGTCTTGACTATCTTTTATAGTTTGAAACTGGTCGGCTATTATTCCAGTATTCAATGTATAATCATCCGTAGTCAATCCGCCTGCTGGCCATTGTGACCACTCTTGTGTTAATGCATTATAGTATTGTGCTGCTTTTGACATGTTGTCTCCTTAATTTAAGTTGTTGGTGCTTGTGATTTATATGGATGGTCGATCGGCAATGCTGACACTAAAGCTGTATTTCCATTTATACCATCCCACTTCCAAGCCAGATACCCCTCTATTTTTTGCCTTATTTCGGTTGTAGCAAGTGAACCAAGAACTACTATCTCTGATATATCACCGTGAAAGTTTAGCGTAAAATCGTAATAACAACCTATATTGGCTTTATCCCCCACAAATAAACACTGACTTGATCGTGCTGTGGTTGACTCAGTTCCATTAGTTCTTATGAAATGCGTTGAAGCACTAGCCCCATGCCCCATGATATAGTCGGTGTTTGTAGCAAGACTTACACTTGGATAGAGTATTGTTTGGTTTGCAACTATACCATTAGAGGTGAATAAACCCCTAAGATTATTTGTTAAGTTATTACGATAGATTGTATGAAAAAACCCGTCAGTGTTGTTTAATCCATTTTGGAGGGAAAACACTCCATTTCCAGTACTGTTTATAGAATATGCCTTATGCAGAATAAAGACTGTTACATCACTTGCAGAGTTAAATATGTTTTTTCCTTGCGTTAGCATGTAGTTATCTACGCCATCAAAAACCATTTTACTGCCAGTTATGGTTGGTCTATCCGTGCTGGTAGCCATAGCATTTTTAGCATTACCGCTCTTATCATTCCATTGGCTGACTAAGTTTGAACCATCTTTTGTTATTGTAGCAGAGTCGTTGGCATCAAGCCATAATGCCGTTACAGTATTAGCAGGAGTCCAAAGTGTTGCAGAGAAAATTTCAGTAGTTATTTCGCTAAAAACGGCCCCAACATAAACTATTGCTTTATAGGTACCGAAAGCAAATGGAATAGGCTCGGTGTATTCCGTACTATCATTGGTGGGGTTGTCTCCGTTGGTAGTGTAATAAATCAAACCGGCATCGGCAGAATACATTTCGATTGTGTTATTAATCGTATTGTGTGTTATTGTTGGTGGTGCAACCGGTATTAAGTCTCCTAAAAAGAATAGCGTATCAGGGTCGATTATACCATATTTTAAGATACTGTCAACATCCGCAGCGTTTGCCGCCATGCTAACGCGATATCTTACAATATCGCTTCCTTTACTAATCTTAATAATTGAAATGTAACCGGCTGCATAAATATATTCGTTGTTATCATTTTGATAAATTATTTCAATCGTTGCAAACATGCCATGCATTGCTAAAAAAACAGCAATATTTATATTTACAGTATTAGCAACATCAAAGTCAATAGTTAATTTTTCAGCTCTACCAAAATCCGATCCGTTACAAATTTTTACACTTGCCGATATTGCGGAATTAACAGAAACACCATTTAAAATGTCATCACCGGAAAACGATATGTTATTACCTCCTGAAATGATATTTAAAGAATCAACATATTTAATCTTGATTTTTTGCACTAATCCCACGCTGCTAAATTAAATCTTCTGCATCAACAAAGCTAACTTTGCTGTCAATTACTCTCAATTCTTTTCCTTCAGGAACTATAATCTCTTCCGATCTAATTGCATTCTTAGTCACACCAGTATCGTTGCCGATGTAGTAACTGTTTTCAAATATCCAAACTTTCATCATTCCTCCTTACGCTACTATTGTTGCATCAGTTACAGCCCAGCCACGGGTAATCAGTGTATTAACATTTGCAGTGCTTGCAGCGGTTCTTTGTAGTCCTGTTAATACTAATGTTTTTGCACCAGTTACCTGTGTGTCCGCTGTTACAAGATTAGCTATGGACAGATCAACATTTTCTTTTGTTATGCCAGTGCAGTTTGTGAGGTTAATAGATCTTGCCATTAATAAAGGAGATAATGCTCCTGTGACAAGTGTGCAGCCGGATAAATTTAGGTAGTATGTCAATTTAACTAAACTTGATATACTGCCGGTGACAAGTGCGCATGCAGATAGACTAATTGTATTTAAGATATTACTTAAGCTCGACAAATCACCAGTTATAAGTGTGCAATTTGAAATGTCGAGATAGTTTGTCAACTTTCTCAAGCTTAGTAAATCGCCAGTTACGAGTGTGCAGCCGGATAAATCTAAGTAATATGTTAAATTAACTAAACTGGATATATTGCCAGTTGTAAGTGTGCAAGTGTATAAACTAAGAGTATACACTAAATCACTAAAATGTTGTAATGCTTGATCGCTAACTGCTGTTTTTACATTTGCTCTTAAGTCAAATATTTTACTATTCTTAACATTGCCTTTTAGATACACAATCCCAGCACTATCCAAGGTCTTAGCTGGTCTTTCAGCCGTCGAGGTTGTGCCGTCAGGAAATATCCATAGTCTATTATACAGATCCTTAGCACTAAAATCCATCAATCCAGCATTCATTGCGATAGGGATTGTTTCAACGCTTGGGCTTTCAATCCAAATGTAATTAGTACCGTCAAATCCTAAGCATTCATATCCTTGAGTTCCTACATATATCTTTTGACCAGCATATCCAACAGTTGAAATAATTGGTGCTGCCTGTTCTGTTAGTGGATATAATTCACTAAAATTATCATTCAATTTTGAACGAACTAAAGCCGCTGATTCTAAATTATTTATTACTTGTTTTGCCATTATATTATCCTTTATTTTGCCGTTATTTGACGGCTTCCTGTCGTATCAGATTCATAATGAAAACCGATTGTCGATATTGCCAAAGCCTGTGTTGCAGTGTCTAGTGCATCGCCACCAAGTCTTGAAAACTTAAAATGATATTGACAGCCTAAATTTTCTGGTGCGGTAATGTCTGCAAAAGCAAATGTAGTTTGTTGCCATACTGTTGTTGGTAGTGCTACTGTTAAATATATTTTTTGTGAAGTTGTAACGGATTGACCTTCGCAAGAGAAAAAATATTCTAATTCAAGTCTTATATTTCCGCCACTCGCATTGGTAGAATAGCAATGAATATGAAAAGATAATTTTTTAGTAGTCTGACCAGATGCGTTTAAAATTGCTTTATGTGGATATTCTTTACAAATTAATACGCTATCGGTTTGTGATCCAGAAAATAAAGAAATCCCTATTGTAGTACTTCCAAAATTACCCAAAGTTGGTAAGTTTCCGTTACCCGTTAACATTGTAGGATCAAAATTTTCATCTTCCCAAGTCGTAGCATTACCGTTGAATTTTATAGTTCCATCTGCTTCAAATTCTGTATTATTATTAGTATCACCAATTTTAAAAGCAGGAACTACAGAATTAAGGGCATCAACTACAGCATTGACAACTGCTTTGTCCTCGTTGAAGTCTTCAGCTGTTGCTTGTTTACTTCGGTCGCTCACCGTGTGAATATTTGTTTTATCATCTCTGACAATTTTAGTAAAAGTCATTTTTAATCCTTATAAATAATAGGGCAAATCTTCAGGCAATTCAGGGCTTGCACCATCATCCCAAATTCGGGTATCAATCCATTTCCCAGTATCATCCCAAGTATGAGTATCAGCAGTAATAAGCCAATGACCTTTTAGTGTATTGTTATTGCCGTTAGCTGATATAGTTGATTCAATAGCGATTCTAGTAGTCATGTTTTACCACACTTGTACAATGTCAGTTGCATCTGTATCAGCTGCATAAACCCGATTAATATAAATCGGTAGGAAAGTACCATCTGCAAGATTTTTAAATACTACAGCCTCTTGACCGCCTGCCATATCAACTTTAATACTTCCACCAGTACCGATAAACAATTTACAACCGGTCGGCTGAATATCTATATCGTTGGCTGGCGTAACAGCTTTGGCGTTCCAGCCCTGAAATCTATTTTGCGTTTGTTCTGACATAGTGTAACCCTTTATTTTATAACAATCTCTGTTCTACAATTTGGATGAAATGGCGGCAATGCTATGCCAGGTATATTTTCTATTTGTGATTTATCGTAATAAATATTATTAGCCATAAATCCATCGCCTTGTGCTCTGATAAACGGACTTATTTTCTCTAAATGCGCTTTAGCCTTATCATAATCATCTTCACCGGTGGGGGTTGCCAGATACTGATCTCTTGTTGTGATTGCATTTTGAATAGTTCCGGTTTTTCCAATCAACGCTTGGCATATCTCGCTAGTTACATCATCATCGGTTACAAGATATTCGTACTCTGTTACTCCGGCTTCTTCCAGTGCGTTTGTATTGCCAATGCTTCGTGCCCAAGTGCCGTTTGTTTCAACTATCATCTTTGAATAGTTATAAGCATAAGCCCCGGCTTTGTCTTTGAGCATTTGAGCTATTGCGAGAGCTGTATCTTTTTTAGTCTGCTGCTCGGTTAGTATCTTTGACATTTCAGCTCGGATAGCTGGTTCTAATTGGTTATCAAAGAACTTGCCGATAAATAAGGTATTGTTCTGATCTAATACATTTAGCATTTGTCTGTCAACTTGATTATACGAATACTTAAACCCGTTTCCGTTTACATCTTGCCTTATGCTGGCCGACATCTTGCGAATTGCTGCATCGTACTGATCTTTACTCATGTTATACAAATTATCAGAATTATTCACTGCTGACCGTTCGTATTGCTCTGACATTATTTCAAGGACCCGATTTTCTGTAATTTTGGCATAAGGCAGTTTTGCAATTTCGGCATAAGCCCGACGAAAACTATTGATAATTTCTTGAGTTACTTTCTTAGTATACTTTTTATCAAGTAATTCTCTAATTTTCATTACATAACCGGCTGGTTAGTCACATCGAAATTAATCCCTGTGCTCGCTGTTCTCATTTCTTGCCACTCTTCTTCCGTGACTTGTTCAAAGCCATTTGATTTTAAGAACTCGTTAAGCATACGCAAATTGTTTAGATTTATATATTGTGCGATAACCTGAGCAAATGATTGCTCGGTCTGCATATCTTCTAATTTATCAGTCAAGTCGATAGATTTTAATTGAAATTCGTTATCGGCAGCTAAATTAAATTCAGTACAAAAGAAATTAGTCATCAATTTATTCAAAGATTCCTGAGCTGGCCTGACAACTGTTTGCAGAAATATTTTTAACGCGCCGGTTGCTTTCTCGCCCGAACTAATCCCACCGTTGCTTAACACTCCGTAGAGCTCCGGCGTTAATCCGTGACTCGCCATAATTTCAAGCTCGTTTTTGTTGCGTTCGTTTATGTAATTGCCGTCTATTGTTTGACTGCCTAAAGCTTGATAAGTAAAAGTCCCATCATTTTTCAAGTCAATATATAATGATTTGCCTTTTTGCCCTTTAAGCGATTTAATCTGCTGTTTGGTTGCAACATGCCATTCATCACCGGCGTCGGTTTTTACGACAAAAATTCCGCTAGGATTAGCTATATTATTCATTACTTCTTGGTTTGCTTGCGAAGCTGTAATATTCGTTTGAATAGCACCTGCGGCCGGAATATAAACCGGAACTCCGTAAAAATCATCTATTCCGGGGATTGATTGCGTAAAGCAAATAGTATCTTTTTCAATGCCGGAATACTCGCCGTATGGTCTAAAAACGATTGTTTTTTGTCTTGGCTGTGTTACATACTGAATGATTTTTTCAAAATTCTCATCTATGTAGGTATTTTTAGAACTTAATAAATATAAGTTTTTAGGTACTCCGCCGATTCTGAAAATCTCCAATCGGCTAATTGCGTAAATTCCAGCATCTAAAACCAAATCCATCAACATTTTAGATAACCCTATCGGAGTTCCCCAAGGGTCTATCAATCCGTTGGCAAAATCAATACAGCCGGTAGCCTTTGCGTTCTCTTCGTCTGTAAATTCATAACCAAGTCCGGCAATAACCGCAGATTTAACAGCTAAGCAACGCATATTAACGGCTGAATTTTCGCAGTATGATTGTAATGCTTGTCTCGAATAGCGTGGTTTGACAACTCGCTGACCATTTAAATTCTGTTCAATAAATTGAAGTGCCTGCTTTGATTCGTCTTTAAAAGCTTTTTGAAATGAAGTAACAATAATTTCGTTCTGCATTGACACCCTTTGAATTTTGTTATACAGGTAATATAATGTAACATATGTTACAAAACAAGCAAAATGTAACATATGTTACAAAATATTTTACGCAATAAAAAAGCCCCGTAATCGGTTAAGACGGCGGGGCTTTATTTATTTGTTGTCAACAAAAATCTCTCTTAATTCATCATCCCGATTCTTTCCTTGCCAAAAATATGAACCGCCGTAATATTTTACAGCGTTGTAATATCGTTTAATAATTGCAAGCCGTAGGTTTATGGTGAACCAATTACCGCCGTATGCCGTGACTAAACGAGTCATATTATTTAAAAATGCTCGGTCTGCTGATTCCTTGTGCTCTATTGTTTGCCCTATTGTATACATATAATCGTGGATATTGCAGGCTTCTGTTATATCGCATCCAAGTATAGTATCAGTGATTAATTTAACACTCCAGCCAGAACCACAGCCATCACACTTTTTGCGCTCGATTGCGTTATAACTCGCAGGTGCGTATAGGTTAACTTTTTTCATAAGAATGACATCTCACTCGCCAACCGTTCACATCTTTTTGGCGTTTGTTTATGCCAATCACTATCTAGCATTTCTTTTGCAGCTGTTACATAATCTGATTTTTCAAGAGCTGTAAGCATCTTTTTAAATCCTCTGACACCTTGACCACCCAACTGAAAACACATCTGAATCAAAATATCTCTCAACTGCCAGCTTGGTTTTAAATCATAGTCTGAGATAATGCTCACAGCGTCACGAGTTGCAGATTGAATAGATAAATCAAAGAGCATGTCGGCAAAATTTTGAGGGATGCCATTCTCAAGATTATATCCATAACCGATTGTTAGCTTTCCGGCTGTGCATTTGTAGGGTTTTAATCTTAAGCCCTCGTCTGATTTAATTTGTTGGTTTAAATCCATAATTTATTCCTAAAGGTTTGTTTATACGAATTTGCGCTCTGTCTTTGGTCGTGTAAAACTTTCGCAACCCTATATTTCTTATCCATGCGCTTTACTTCAATTTGTGCTTTCTGCCAATTTAAGATAGGTCTAAATAGTTCCATTATAGCATCTCCGTTGGGGTGTAGTTAGGTTTATTGCTAATATATTTTAGAATTGCGTATCTAATACCATCAATGCCGTGATTCCAGCAATCAATTGGCACATTCAAAGCCTTGCCCGCCTTATCGGTTAACCATTGATAATTGCGAAACTCTTTAATCAGGTTAACGGATCTGGCAGTTATATAAATATCATGCTGTTTAATCAAGTCAATCCCAAACTGAATACTATCCTTGCCTTTAGTCGCTGGCTTAATGTTTACACCGGTTCTATAAATTTCTTCAATAGACTTTGGTTCTGCACTATCTGCAATCACTTCAAAACATTTATGTTGTTTTAACAATTTTGCAATATCAGAATTTAATAAACCGGTAGAATAAATCAACTCATCAAATAAAATCTTATCACCTGATTTGTAAATATCGGTTGCGGCGGTTGGGTCGTTAGTATAACCAAAATCCAGACCGGTTCCAAGCCTTTTAAATTCGCTCGGGATGTGCTGAATTATTTTAATATTCGGAAAAATCAAACCCTCTAAAGAACCAATTTCACCAAGTCCATATACTTTATACCAGTTCGGATCTCGGTCTTTCCTTGCTTCGATTGCGGCGATTGCGGCAGCCGGACAATATTTATTATCTTTGTAAGTTGATCTAAGAAAGAAATATTTATCCTGCATTTTAGGGTTGTCTATTATTTCAGAGTCTGCCCAAAATTCAGATGTAGGATTATAATCAATTGCTTTTAGTCCTCTAGTTCTCATCATAAGCTGATAATACGACTCATACGCGACATTGTTGGCTTCATTTATCAGTAGCCTTTTTCGCCTTCCACCTCTCAACTTATCAGGATTTTCAGCACTAAAAAATTCAAACCGGCCGCCCTTGTCATTCTCGAAATACATATCAGTTTTATTTTCTTTGAGCTGTATTTTTTGAGATTCAAGGATATTGTAAAAATCCCTTAACGCTCCTCTTTTTAGGTGTGGGATGCTTTCAGATACTACACTTGTAATATCACCTTTGACATCATTCATCATGAATAAATTGAGATATAATTGAAGCAGTGAATAAGTTTTAGAACTGGAAGAACCGCCACAATTGACAAGCAAATCATACTTTAAACAAGCACCTGCATTTTTATAATAAACACTTGTAAAACTCAAATTTTTAACCTTGCTAATTCTTCATGTATCTTACTCTGTTCTTCGGTTTCAACATTGATTATAATTGGCCTCATGCTCTCGCCTTTGGTTGTCAGGTCTAATTCTTGTCGCTCGGTGTAGCCACGATTGCGCCCTTTAGTTTTCAGGTAAAACAATATTTCAGCCGTGTTTCCCTGCTGAATGTTTTTTAAAAATTGCGTTTCAACAAAATCAAGAGTATAGTTTTCTAAATCCTCAATTTGTTTATTAAATTCAGGGTCTTTTTCCATGTAGTTATAAAAAGTTTCTCGGCTTATGTTGCACATTTGACAAGCGGCAGATACAACCCCTAATGATTTTTTCATTGCTTCTAAGAGCTGATTTTTATTATATGCTTGCTTACTGAATGCCATAATTTACTTAATCCTCAAACATATTAAGCTGAAAATTAGATGTAAAGCTAAAATCTTCTACTTTGTAAGTTATGTATTTATATGGTATGTTCATTTTTTCAGCCAGTTTAATTTCATTTTTAGTCCCCTTTGTTAAACCATCGTGAAGAAATAATATAAAATCAGTTTCAGCCAAAACATCTCTTGATCTATGATCGTATTTCCCCTGTGCGTATTTTGCATTGTTTAAATAGTGCAATTTGCAAGGTAAAGAAAGCTTTTTTGATACCATTATCCCAAGTTTACAAACACCTCTTGCATCTCCGCTTGTAACAATGCTTTGAGGATTTAATTTTATAGTTTCAGAAAGTAATATTTCAAAAGCTTTTTCATCATCTATGTTTCTTGAACCGAAAATACATAATCTCATGATTTATTTCCCTTTTTCCCTTTTGCTTTGGTTGTTTTAGCCCCCTTTTTAGTGCTTCTACTTCCTGCTGATTTTGCAACATTAGAACCAAAATTAAAAGAGCTATCGCCCCCGCCTGATTTGTTTCGTTTGATCATCTTACAACCTCTTTGTTAAATTTATTGCTTTTAGTTAGTGGTTTTTGATACCTTTCCGGCATATCTGTTGCCGTTCCAAAATCCAAGTCAAAAGAATTTGCAACTCCAAAATCAAAACAATCTTTTATAGTGTCAATATTTGTCATCTTAGTTTTACCCATAACTCAAAATATACTAAATTAAACTTGACATAGCA